ATCTGGGAGTCCATCAGCGAGACGGTGAGCTCGGCCACGTCCTGCATGGACTGGCTGCGAAAGGTGTCTGACCTGCACGTCGAGGCCAACATCCCGGTTCGCTGGACTGCGCCGTCCGGTTTGCTGATTGAGCAGGGCTACCGCAAGCTCAGTCGCGTCACGGTCAAGACCAGCATCGGTCGCGTCATCCGCCAGCACGTCATCGTCGTGGACCAGGAGGACCTGTCGAAGGTCCGCAACCGCAACGGCATCAGCCCCAACATCATCCACAGCCTGGACGCTGCGCTACTCATGCGATGCGTGAATATGCTCAAGTGGCAGGGGGTCGATTCGATGTCCTGCATCCACGACAGCATCGGCGTGGTGCCGGCAGACGTGGGCAAGCTGAGCCTGGCCATCCGCAAGTGTGCAGTCGAGATGTTCTCGGAACCGATCCTGGAGCAGCTACACGCCGAGATGAAATCTTACTTTCCTGCGGGAATAGAGCTCCCACCACCACCGCAGGTTGGTACAATGGACCTAGCTCAGCTGTTGGATGCTGAGTACTTCTTTGCCTGAAACGATCCAAGTCTGGATCAGAGAGAACACCCACCATGAAGAATCAGAACATCACCACCCCCAAGGGAACCGCTATCTTTCCCAAGCTGAATGAGCCGGATCGCCGGTTCAAGGCTGAAGGCGAGTACAAGGTCACGCTGCGTCTGCCCGACGCCGAGGCCAAGCCGATGATCGAGAAGATCAACGCCATCCGCAAGGAGGCGTACAACGAGGAGTGCAAGAAGAACGGCAACAAGAAGCTCAAGCTTGCCGCCGTTCCTTGGGCGCCGGCTACGAACTGGGACAAGGAGACCGAGAGCAAGGTGGACTTGCCCGGCTTCACTGACTTCAAGTTCACGCTCAAGGCCCAGGTCACGACCAAGGCAGGCAAGAGCTGGGAGCAGCGCCCGGCCCTGTTCGATGCCAAGCTGAACCCGATCCCCGAAGACTCGGATCCCATCGGTGGCGGCTCGGTCATCCGCGTGAATGCCGAGGTCTATCCTTGGTACACCGCATCGCTCGGCTTTGGCATCAGCCTGCGCTGCCGCGGTGTGCAGGTCATCGAACTCAAGACGTATGGCGGAAGCAAGGACGCTTCTTCCTTCGGCTTCTCTGCGGAAGACGGCTTTGCCGCTGCCGCGTCGTCAGGATCGGATGCCTTCAAGGATGAGGGCAACACGGACACGGACTCGTCCGCCGACTTCTGATGTCTAATCCCTTCCCGAGCATTGAGGTCTTGATTGACCCGATGCCTTGTCCCCGACCGAGGGTGGGTCGGTTCGGGGCCTACTACCCGAGCAAGTACACCAAGTGGCGTAAAGCGTTTCACTTGGAACTTGCTCGGGTAGCGGGGGGAGTGGAGCCCACCTCACGCCCAATCTGGGTTGATGTCTGCTGTGTTGTGCAGAAGCCCAAGAGCACCAAGCTGGCTTACCCAAAGCCAGACCTCGACAACTACCTGAAGGCAGTCCTCGATGCTTGCAACGGCAAGCTTTGGAAGGATGACAGTCAGATCGTTCTCATGTATGGTTGTAAGCTTTGGACCCCCACCCCCAAATGCCAACCCAAGATTCTAATAGCCGGTTTCTACGACACGCCCCGTGTGCGGCGTGCGGATCCAAGAACAACCTAGCCGTCTACGACGACGGTCACGGTTACTGCTTCGGCTGCGGACACTATGAGCCCGCAGGCGATGCTGCTCCTTTGCAGAGACAAACAATGCCTACCTCACTGATCGACATCGAATACCAGCCCCTCACCAAGCGCGGCATCAACGAAGACACCTGCCGCGTGTTCCGCTACGGCACCGCCCAGTACAAGGACAAGCCCGTCCAGGTTGCCACCTACTGTGACGACGCCGGTACGCCCGTGGCTCAGAAGGTCCGCTTCCCCAACAAGGACTTCATGATCGTTGGGGACGCCAAGAAGATGGGCCTGTATGGCCGCCACCTCTGGCGTGACGGAGGCAAGATGGTCACCGTCGTGGAGGGGGAGATTGATGCCCTATCACTGAGCCAGGTGCAGGGGAACAAGTGGCCTGTGGTCAGCGTGCCCAACGGCGCACACAACGCGGCCAAGTCATTCCGCGAAAGCCTTGAGTGGCTGGAGCGGTTTGAGACCGTCGTCATCATGTTCGACAACGACGAGCCGGGGCAAAAGGCGGCCAAGGAATGCGCCATGGTCCTGAGCCCAGGCAAGGCGAAGATCGCCACGCTCCCGCTCAAGGACGCCAACGAGATGCTGGTGGCCGGCAGGACCAAGGACCTGATTGATGCCATGTGGAACGCCCGCATGTTCCGCCCTGACGGCATCGTGCCCGGCACCGAGCTGTGGGACGCCATCGTCAACGAGCCGGCAGTCCAGTGCATCCCTTATCCGTGGGCCGGCATGAACACCATGACCCTTGGGCTGCGCCAGCGTGAGCTGGTGGTTCTCTGCTCAGGCACAGGCATCGGCAAGAGCTCGGTCTGCCGCGAGGTGGCCAGCTGGCTGATCGGACAGGGCGAGACCATCGGCTACATCGCCCTTGAGGAAAGCGTGCGCCGCACTGCGCTTGGTCTGATGGGGATCCAGATCAACAAGCCCATCCACATCACGATGGAGGGCGTGTCCCAGGATGACCTAAAGGCTGCCTTTGACCAGAGCGTGGGCAGTGGCCGGGTCTATCTGTACGACCACTTTGGGTCCATCGACAGCGACAACCTGTTGTCCCGCATCCGGTACATGGTGCGTGGCCTAGGCTGCCGCTGGATTGTCCTAGACCACCTGAGCATTGTGGTGTCCGGCATCAGCTCCAGCGACGGCGGGGACGAGCGCCGCTTGATCGACAACACCATGACAGCCCTGCGTTCTCTGGTCGAGGAGCTGGGGTGCGGCATGATCTTGGTGAGCCACCTCAAGCGACCTGAGGGACGTGGCCACGAGGAGGGGGCCCAGACCAGCCTGGCGCACCTGCGTGGGTCTGCCGCCATCGCCCAGCTGTCCGACCTGGTGATCGGGCTGGAGCGCAACCAGCAGGACAAGGAAACTCGGGACGTTACTCAAGTCCGCATCCTCAAGAACCGATTCACCGGGGAGACCGGACTTGCGGTCGCCTTGCACTATGACCGCGGAACTGGTAGGCTCAGCGAGACAACGATCCCAGAGGCGGGGTCGGATGAGAGTGACTTCTGAAAACCACCACCATGCAGACCATTTACTTCGACATCGAATGCAACGGGTTCTACGAAGACGTGACTAAGGTCGTGTGCATTGGCATCCACGACAGCGCCAAGAATGAAACCACGGTCTACTACCGCAACTACGAGATCAACATCGCCCTTGAGTTGATCCGCCTTGCTGACCGTGTCGTGGGGCACAACATCGTCGGGTTCGACCTTCCCGTCCTGAAGAAGCTGTTCCCTGACTGGACGGGCCCCCAAGGCCAGGTGCAGGACACTCTCGTCCTGAGCCGCCTGCTGTGGCCAGACATCAAGGAAGAGGACTTCAAGAAGCCAGGCTTCAACAAGGCCCTGATCGGCAGCCACGCGCTCAAGGCGTGGGGCCACCGTCTTGGCATGGACAAGGACCTGTACCTTGAAGAGAACGTGCCTGACTTCAAGACCATGGTGTACACGCCACAGCTGGCCGAGTACTGCGCCAAGGATGTCGCCATCACCATGGCCCTGTATGCCAAGGAGCAGGCCTGCATCGACACCAGGGCGCTGCATGGCACGGAGTGCCTGAAGCTTGAGCACGACTTTGCCGAAGTGATTGCAGAGCAGGTCCGTAACGGGTTTGCCTTCGACATGAAGAAGGCGTCGGAGCTGTACGCAACGCTGGCCCAGGTGCGGGACGCTGGGCACCGTGAGCTGGTGGACATGGTGCCGCCCACCGAGGTCAAGCTCAAGACCAAGACGAAGTACATCCCCTTCAACCCAGGCTCACGCCAGCAGATCGCTGCCGCCCTTATGAGCATGGGCTGGAAGCCCGAGGACTACACGCCCACTGGTGAGCCCAAGGTTGATGAAGGCGTACTGTCCACCCTCCAGTACCCGATTGCCAAGAAGCTATCCGAGTACCTCATGGTGCAGAAGCGGATCGGCATGCTGGCCGAGGGCGACGAGGCATGGATGAAGGTCGTCAAGCCCAATGGCCGCATTCACGGAGGAGTGAACCACAACGGGGCGGTCACTGGCAGGTGCACCCACCGCAGCCCCAACCTGGCCCAGGTCACCGGCGTGGGCTCCCCGTGGGGCAAGGAGTGCCGGGAGCTGTTCGTGGCCCCCGCCGGCAAGGTGCTGGTCGGTGTGGACGCCCAGGGCCTGGAGCTCCGCTGCCTCGCCCACTACCTCGCCCGCTGGGACGAGGGGGCCTACGGCAAAGAGCTGCTTGAGGGCGACATCCACACGGCCAACCAGCAGGCAGCCGGCCTGCCTAGCCGAGCTGACGCCAAGAAGTTCATCTATGCATGGCTCTACGGTGCCGGCCCGGCCAAGATCGGGAGCATCGTGGGGGGCGGGGCCAAGGAAGGCCGCGAACTCAACAAGCGGTTCCTGGCCAAGTTCCCTGCCATCAGCAAGCTCAAGGCCGCCATCGACACGGCGGTAGACAAGCGTGGCTACCTGACCGGGCTGGACGGCAGGCACCTGCCCATCCGGTCCAAGCACTCGGCCCTGAACACCCTGCTCCAGTCCTGCGGCGCCATCCTGATGAAGAACGCCACGGTCCTGATGCACCGGTACATCCAGCAGAAGAAGATCCCAGGCGTCCTCCAAGTCGCCCACATCCACGACGAAGTGCAGCTGGAGGTTCCCGAGAAGTACTCCGAGGACGTGGCCGCCATTGCCAAGCGTGCCATCTCTGACTCGGGCCTGACGTTTGCCTTCCGCATCCGGCTGGATGGCAGCGCCAACATCGGAAAGAACTGGGCGGAGACCCACTGATGAAGCGGATCGAAGTAGCCTACATTGCTGGCCTGTTTGACGGAGAGGGATGCATCAGGTGGGCGGAGTCCGCCAGGATCAGTATCACATCTTGTTGGCCTCACCACCTTTACTGGATCAAGCGCATGTTCGGATGCGGGCATATCCGCGTTGTTCACTCGGGCGACGACAAGCGCAAGACTGCCTACCGTTGGGAAGTGTCTGGAAAAGGGGCCGTTGTTTTTCTGGAGATTGTGCGACCGTATCTCCGAGAAAAGGCACACCAAGCCGACCTGCTGATTACACTGGTTAGATACCCCCCATCAGCCGCAATACGGAAGCGGATGATCGGGGAACTCAAGTCTCACAAAAGGATTGATTATGGATCCGCGTGACCCATCCCACCCGTTGAACTCTTACACGACTGACGAGCTGCTCAAGGTCGTGGGCTCCCGCTACGAGAGCCTGGTGTTCATTGCCACCCAGCCCAAGACCAAGTCCGCGCAGGACATGACGTTCCTGAGCGTTGGTCACTACCACTCATGCCTCGGCTTGGTTGAGATCGCCAAGATGATGCTGACTGCCGGTGGACCTGAAGATGAATGACGTTACACAGACGTTGTTCTTGATCTGCGTTTACCTTTTTGGCGTTCTTACAGGTGAACTGATCTGTCTTGCTGCACTTTTTCTTGAGGACAAACTGAAATGACCGACCGCACTGTTCAAGCTCTTCTTGACAGCCTTCACCGATACGAGCGCCTGGCTCTTTCTCTCAATGAAGAGAACAAGAAACTGTTGGCAATGAGTGCTGACATCATTGCCATGGCTAATGAAGCTGTCTTCCAGCGAAATGAGTGGAAGACCGAGGCCGGCAAACTCAAGGCTGAGCGCGACGAGGCGAGG